AGGCAAGAAAAAGCCCCCTTGGATTTGCGTCCTTGGGGGCTTTTTGTTTTTAGCTTCGCCAGATAAATGGGCTAGGCTGTCTAGTGGTTACAGTTAAACAGAGTGAACTGCTCTCATGATTTGACGGGCTCGGTGGAGCTGGTGGGGTAGCTCAGGAGGGGCATGGGTTAGAGGATCAGCGCTTGCTCGACTTCCTCGGCGCTCATCTCGGCCTCTGGCTCTTTGAGCATGAGGTCGGAACCGAAGCGGGTGACAAGGTAGCCGCCCAAGCGCTGCTTCTTGATGCGCAGCCACTCGCCCGATGGCGTTTGCGTTTCGACCCATTGCAGCAGACCCTCGACGCAGGTGTCATGCCAGGCCAGAGATTGCAGTTTCATCGCCCCACCCCGTAGTAAAAGCCCGTCATGCCGTCACGAACGCGCAGGCCGCCTGCCGCCTCACGCTCCGCCAGGTACGCAATGAATTTCTGGAAGGCGCTCCGCGTCAGCAGAAGGTTGTCGCCGGTCAGGTCTTCGCCTGAGCCGCTGTCGCCCAACGTGGTAATGCCGTGCCAGAAGGGGAAGCCGGTGTCGCCGTATGCCTCCAGCACATCAACAAAGCGCTTGAGCTTGCTGAATACCTGCCAGCCGGTCACGGTGCCGCCCACCCCAGCCGTGCAGACACTCACGGCCGTTGCTCCGCCCGACGCTGTGCCCATGTCGATGGCGCCAAGGTGGTGGCAGTTGTCCACTCCCCAAGGAGTGACGCTCACGTTGTACTTGCGCGCGTGTCGCTGCCCCTTGAATCCAAGCTGTCGGATGACTTCCTCCGACATGCGATGGCTGGCGCTCTGCGGCGACGCATAGAACTCGCTGCCGCGCACAAAACCGGCATGCAAATACATGGACTGCGCCTGGGCCACCTCGTAATGAATCTCGCCGGGGCTGGTCACGGCCGGCGAGTTGATGTTGATGTGGTTGACGCTGTGGTTGACGCACTCCCAGCCCGCGTCGTAGAGCGCCTGCATGTTGGCGCTCTTGGCGGACCAGTCCGAAACCTGCTTGGACCCCGAAACGTAGATGCGCTTCGGCGCGGCGAAGTAGCCAATCCAGCCCCGCTGCTGAAGCTCCGGCAGTCCGTACTGCAAAAGGTCGGAGCCCACCGCATCGCAGCCCAAGACAATCTGCGCCTGGGCGGACCACCCCGTCCAGATGCTGTCGAAATACAGCGTCGCGCCGCCGAGGTTTTGGGTCGTGAGCCGCAGCCGAGTCACGCTGAAATCGACGATGTTGCCATCGACCCCAGTGCCATAGCACGAGGTCGAGACACTGGCCGGGTTGTCCTCGCTTTGACCCGTTGCAGTCTGGTACGCGAGAGGGTTGCGCATCACAAACTTGAGGAAGTTCCAGCCCTCCCTGAGCTGGTTCTGATTCCAACTGCAAAGCGAGGCATTGGTGAACGACCCACCAGCCTGGGTGGTCATTTCCAGAGTGATGCCCCCTGTCGGCCCTGCCTCGCCGGCCCCGTAGCCCGGCTGGCCCTCCAGGTACACGGCCAGCATGACTTTGCCGGCCAGCGCTGGCGTCAGGATGTCGGTAGCGCCGTTGACCAATGTCAGATTGGTGGCGGTGTTGTTGTTGCAGACGACCTTGAGCATCGAAGACTGCCCTGTCCTGCTGCGCGGGCCGTTCGGAACGCCAGCGGCCGAGTAGCCGGTGTGACCCTGTGTGCTCGTGTGGTTCGTGCCCTCGCTGCTGGATTGCCACACGCCCGATGTGAAGGCCACGGCGAGCTTGCCGGCGTTGCTCACGGGTCGCGTGATTCCGATGGGCTGGCCTTGCAACTGCGCGGCGTTGACGATGCCGGCGCCGACGATTGCATCGGGCAGCATGGCTTTGCCCCCCGCACCCACCAGCGCCCCGGTGGCGATATCAATCTCAACTTGCCTTCTCAGTGCTTGAGGATCATCAATCCCCACACCTTGTGCGTCATATTGAGCATGACGAAAATTAGAGGTTCCAGTCATATTTCAGTTTCCTTTCTTAGTACAGAGCAACCACGGTAGCCGTAGTGCCAGTGGCGCGCACCCGAGAAACTCGCAGGGGCAGGATAACATTGGCCGCCAGGCCAGTAAAAGCAATCTGGCCACCAGCTTCCATCACTACACTCAAGTTACCTGTGGCAGTTACCAGGAGTGCCTGGCAGGGCTTCAGGGGAAGATCTGCTACATCACTGGGAGTGACAGCCGCCGCGCTCAAGTAAACGTTATTTCCGTTCATTTTCCATTTCCTTTCTTCATCTTTTCAAAGCTCCTGGCACCAGTATAGCCCAGGTAGCCAACACCAAACACAGTCCAGAGTTCTTCTGGAATGGCCCTCAGCCAAGTTCCCATCCCGCTAGCAATCCTCGCAGCAACATCAGGATGGAAAGCTGTGAGGATACCCATAGGAATGCAAGCCAGGATGAGAATGTACATTACGTACATAAAGGAAGGCCTGGCCCTGGAAGTCCAGGGATCATTGCTCTGAGCTTCAGCCAGGATGGCACTCATCTGCATCTGGGCCTCAGCAAGCTGGCCTTCCTTCTCTGCCTTCATTAGCTCAATCTGAGCCCGGGCGCGCTGCTCAGGATCTGGGAAGATCTTATCCAGGATCGTAGAGCCCAGCTTGAGAAGGCCTCCGCCAATTACTGGATCCATTGTAGGGCTCCCACATCCTGCACAAAGAACAAGATAGGCAGGACAATGGTCCAGAAGATATCTTCCGGATCAAAAACTCCTCGGCCCATCTTCTTGTCCCAGACCAGCTCCTTCAGGACAGCAAAGACCAGGGCCAGCCCGACTCCCGCAATGGGGGCAACCCAGGAGCCTAGCCAATACAGGATAGTTCCATAGACTGCATGATTGGCCAGATCGGCCCGAAGGGTGAGTTTGTCGATGATGCTCATATCAGGTCCTTAGGTCCTCAGTTCAAAGTGCGGGCCATCCAGGAAAGATTTCCAATCTCCTCCCCAGACAATATCCATGTTCAAGAGTGCAGCTTTCCGCTTAATGTGGGCGGCCACCTCCCTGTAATACTCGAAGTCCCAGGTGATATGGCCATCCACATAAACAGCAATGTCTACAGCCATTCCCTTCAGATGCTTGCTATTCATCGTCCGGGACTTTCCGTTCTCCACGTAGAGCCGCTGAGTCTCAGGACTCCGGAGGCCCTCAGTGATTCCGAAATCGTAGGGACTATCCGGCAGGGCCGCCTTCATCAATCCCTGCAAAGCGGGATGAACTCCCTGCATCTTAGCCAAGCTACGATCGCTGAATTTCCACGTCATCACTGTGCTCCTTCATCTTCTCCGCCCATCACAAGCTGCATCTTGTAGGCGAAAGGTTTAGTCAGGGAGCCTCGGAGGGCCTCAGCCTGCTGCACATTAGTATCTTTGTACAGGCGCATCATCCACTGGTTGAACTGTTCCTGCTTCCCGCCCCTCTGTGCGAAAGCCTCTACGAACTCTTGCATCTGTTCATCAGGAACCTGACCATCGTTATACAGACTGAGCTTAACAGTCTCACCCAGGGATTTCATTCGCTCTCTGCGAATTGCTGCATACGTCTTGACCCGAAAGAGAGCATCGTTAGTAATAGCCTCATCAAAAGGCCTCGCACCTGCCAGACGCACAACAGAAGACCAAGAAGCAAGATCGTGACTCCAGAGGAGAGACCCATCCTTTTGTGTGCTGAAAACATTGCCATCCTCAAAACCTCTGGCCACTTGAGCAAATCCAGCCAGGGGCCGGGAGATGCTGTTATGCTCCAGGCCGCGAAGGATTGCTGGCATCATCTCTCCGCCGCCAGCAATCTGCTTCAGTGTCGTACCCATTGCTCCCAGGAACCTCCCCCAGCTTTGAACAAGAGGAATCTCAGCCAGGCTCGTAGGTAGGACAGTGATCTGCCTAGGGTTAATATCCCCTCGGCTGTAAATGCCTGCATGCAAGATATTAGAGGGCAGACCGTAGAGGATAAAATCTCCTGCAGTCTTTCCTGCAATTCCGTATACTGCATCATAGGCGTCCCGATGTTCCTGGTTGCCGCTCAGCTTCCCTAGCACATGCACATTCACGAACTGGAATGCAGGCATGGAGTTCAGGCCATAGAAAGTTCCCTGCAAGCCTGCCAGCATTGCAAGATCCTTCTTGGAGCCCTCAGCAACATAGCGGAACATCTGCTGCATGAGGTTGAACTGGTAGGACTGGAAAAGACCGATAGCCTGACCGATAGGCCCCTGGAAAACAAGGGGACGTTGGCTAGCCAGCAGGTTACCTTCCACCCGATTCACGAAAGTATTGATGTAGGCGCGAGCAGTTGCATCATCCATCACCCCGGCTTTCTTAGCGAACTCCGTGATCTGGTCCATCACGTTAGCAGAGATAAAGCGGTTGAACTCCTCAGCCAGTTTATTTGCGGTGGCCTTCTCGCCAATCTCCCCTGCCCGGGAGGCCAGAGCCTTAGCACGCTGGAAGCCCTGCTTAGTCTTATTGGCCAGATCCAGCGCAGTCTCTGCACCCTCCAGGGTGAAATCATCTGCCAGAAGCTTGAGCTGTTGAGTGAGGTCTTTGACCAGACCCATGTCCCGATACTTCTGCATCAGCGGACCCACTGCACCCTTCAGGCCAGCCCGATCTTTCCAGAAGTTATCCATGGCCTTAGCCACCAGCTTGGTGGGAGCCAGCATGGTCTGCCCCTCCATGCCAGGCACGCCGATCTTGCTTAGCTTAGCCAGTTCTCCTACCAGCTCAGGATTGCTCTGTTCGATGCTGCGGACGACAGATTTCAGCTCAGTCATTCGAAGAATGTTAGAGCCGATAGCATTGTTAACAGCATTGAAAGGATCCAGGCCTAGCACGAAACGGGCCAGGATGGCATTGGCATCCCGGACAAACTTGGTCAGGGTTCCTTTAGGTGCAGGATGGTTAGCCAACAGTTGAGTGGCTGCATCGTAGTACCCGGTCTGCATGCCGTAGCGATCCAGGGCAGCATTCACTGCGCTGAGTTGCTCCGGGCTGGATGCCTTATCAAAAACCTTTCCAATGGCGGCTACTGCTTGCGTGACTTTCTCATCTAGCAGCTTATTGGCTCCGCTGATGAGAGGATACTCCGAGGCCTTGTTAATGTCCAGGGCTGTCTTGATGTGATCGAAGTATGGGTTCTCTACCTGTCCTTCAATGCGCTTGGCCACGCTGGCAAACTGGGATGTATCTGCCCGAGAGTAATTGCGCCCCAGGTCTTCCAAGGTATCGAAGGTACTCTGATACCGATAGCGCACAGTCTCCCGGAACAGAGTATCACTCTCCTTCAAGTGCTGAGAAAGGATATCATCCACAATCTTTTGTGGGTCAGTCTTCGGGAAGAAGTTACTGAATACTCCCTTCTTGGCCAGGTCGGAATCTAGGTAGCTCTCATGCAGGGTGCGGTTGAACTCGTACTCCCCACGAGCTTTCTTGAACGCCTCGGTGTCAGTCTTATAGGCCACTCGATACTGGGGAGGAACCTTATCCACCAATCGGACCAGATCATCCTCAGAGGCGGCATGAATCATGCTGACATGGCCAGTCCCTACCACATTGTCATCATAGACAAAGGCAAAGTGCTTGTAGCGAGAGAGGTCCGGACGGATAGGACGGAACACATCATTGAACTTATTGTCAGTCTTACCGTAACCTGCATTCACCAGTTTCCAGTTGTCCGTCCTTTTTCCGGTGATCTGGATATGGCTATCAATGGCTTCCGCAGTCACTCGGTTATTGATAGGCACTGCCCCAGCACCGATGAAGTCATCAATAGTCTGCTCTCCGTTGGAGTTCTGGATAGCTTTGGCAAGCTGGCGGGGAAGCATGAAATGCTGGACAGAATCTCCCGTCCCCTCTTTCCACAGGACCCAGTGCTCCCGGGAAGAAGCTACCATCCGGTTAATGCTCTCGAATTCGATAGACGCATCCAGGTTCTGACCCATGCGAGTCAGTGGCCCAGTCATCTCCTCCGTCAGTTGCTTCCTCCAAGCAGTCTTGCCAGAATTGACCTTGTTGCCAATCCACTGCATGAAGGATCCGAGGCTACCGTAGTTTCCGTTAGCAAACGCACCAAGCCCTGCGCCAGCAGACGCATGATCCCTGGCAGTCATGGCTTGGATAGGAATATCATCAGGCAGATCCTCTGCCAGCGAGCCGAGGATAGTGGCTGTGCGCCGCTTAGCTTCCTCCTGATAAATCTTCTGGCGGCCAGCATAGTAGGCCAGGGCATCGGAGACAGCAGGAGTGGTCTCCAGGATATCTCGGTTGCCCCCATACACGATCTTAGCATGCTTGGGCAGCAACAGAGGATCCACGTATTCGTCAGTCACCTGGTATCCCGCAGGTACGCCTTGAGCTGCTTTGTTAGCAGAGATAAGTTCCTTGGCCCTCAGATCATCCAAGTACTTCATGGTTGCAGTATCGCCTGCAAAGAAGTCTAGGGCATCATTCTCAATCTGCCCGTGGATGCGGGACAGGCGAGTATCAGTAATGCTGGCTACAATCTCATCATAGCCTTCTACCTTAGGAACGCCCTTATTGGCGCCCTTAATCCGAGGACCCATCTCTTTCACAAGCTTAGCAGCCGCATCCATCTTGTTGTCCACAAGCAATTGGAAAAGCTCTTGCTTAGTTGCGGGAGTCCACAACTCGAGGGTAGGACCTTCGCCCCGGACAATCTTGATGCTCCTCCAGGCCTCCTTAGGATCTTGATAGAGTGCCTGCAGCACAGGGAAATCGAACTCCCCTACCTTGGTACCTTCCTTGATAAGGCTGGTAGATTTAGCCAGAGAGTGGCGAGCCCAGATATAACGATGCTCTGCCTCAATGTGGGCGTGCTTACCTTTCAGATTCAGGACGCTCCAAATCTTGGCGTCCTTCCCAGAAAGAGTGAAGCCCCTTGCTTCCACTTGAGCCAGGAGCGCAGAGGGGCTGGCAGCATAATCAGCAGCGGAAAGAACTGGAGGCAGCGCATCAAATATGTCACCTGCTCCCTCTCCGTGCAGACGAAGCCACTGAGAGGCGGGCATAGCCATGTCGGGCTCGCCTCTTTTCATGGCCTCCCGGACTGCCTTCTCCAGAGGAGTTTCTTCCAGGGCGCGCCCAATCTCCCTTGCACCTGCAAAGTTCTGGAAGTAGCCCTGAGCGAAGCCAGGACGGAAAGTCCCGGTGGTAACATTATCAATGTGCGGGGAGGCAGCGTTGGCTACCATGTTTCCAAGGACATTATCCTTAGGGGCCATGCTGCGAATGGCCGTACGAATCTCTTGGCTATCCTTAGCCATCTTGATCTTGTACAGCTGGTTATCCACCCGGAAGTTATTCTCTACTACTTCTCCGCTTTCGAGAATCATCTTGCCTGCCCAGGGCATAGCAGTAGATTCCATGCTCCAAGCAGTTTGAATGATCCTCTCATCTGGGGCCGTGCTGGCAGAGAAAGTAGGGCGGTTAGTGACGTACTCCCTGCCTTTCCGCTCCAATCCCACACTCTGCTTGAGCTTACCAAATAAGGTTGCAGCGGTAAAAGCTCCTCCAACAACTCCGGAGATTGCTCCGCCCAGCATCATGTTCCAGGCAACATCTCCCGCATCCTGCTGATCCAAGATAGGGTTCTTGGCCATGGTGGCCTGAATCATTGCCTCAGCAGCAAAGCCTTCCAGAACTCCTTGCCATACCCCAGCCCCCAAAGCCTGAACGGTCTTAGCGTTCATTAGCTTTGATGTAGCCATACTACGATTGATCAGCTCCGCCGAAGCACTAACATACTTCATCGTGTTGGGCGCCAGCAGCCCAGTAGCTGCCCCCAGATTTCCCCCCAGGAAGCCGGTAGCAGAAGCAGTCTGCAGGACTTTCTGCCCCATGTTAAGGAGCTTCGTTCCTGCCAGTCCGGGAAGGATGGAACTAGCAATGAAGCCAGCCATCTCCACGCTATCCTGATTCCTCCGGTAGTAGATCCCGAGGTCGGAATCAAAGGAGGAGATGAGAGACTGCGTGGATTCCTGCTCGGTATCAAGGCCCGCAAACTTCCCTACAGCGCGCGCCGTATTTGCGAAGCCGTTGTAGCCGGCCAGCAAAGAAGCCGTGATGAACTTCCCTGCGTTGCCGAACTTTTCAGACCAAGATTCTGGGTCAAGCCAAGAGGCCCCGGACTCGCCCAGATTATGATTATCCGCAGCCAGCATCCAAGCTGGGACAGAGGAGATGGATTCTTCAGCCATTTAGGGGCCCTCGAAAGCAAACATCGGAATGCTGCCGTTGTAGCGATTCAGCGTCATCATCATACGCTGAATGTGCTCAGGCTTAGTCATATCAAGCTTTCTGCCCTGGATCTTCACAAGATACTGCTTGCCTTGGTTGGGCAGGTCAATGCTGAAACCGCTGAAGTTCCTCTGGGCCTGATTCATCCTATTGGCCACCCGATACACATCGGCCAATCCGTTGGCAGCCTGTACGGAGGTGAGTTCGTTCTTCCGAACAGCGGTCCGTACCAGGTTCAGGACCACCCCAGGGTCAGACAGTTCAACATTGTTATCCTGGGCCGGCTTCAGGATCTTGGTGACCAAGGGAAGATCCTTCACTGCGGGGGCAGACAGGTAGCCTGCCTGCGGGGAAGCAATGTTGCCCACGTTGAACACGCTATCCCGGCCAATTGCTCCAGGACCGTCAACACCCTTTTCAGTGCCGAATTGCTCCAGCACCATTTGGTTCACTTGCTTATTGATCTTGTCGTGATTGGCCGCTGCGTTCTTTGGGTCCGGACCTTGCTTGCCAAAGGCTACGCTGGCAGCCTCACGCACAAAATCCACAGTCTTCTGTTGGGCCGGGGCAATCTTTGCATCCAGCTTGGGGTCGGTAAGCAGAGTAACTGCAGCCGCAGGGGAGTTAGCGAAGACTTGTTGCCCCTTATTCTCTCGGACCTTCCTGCCCACGTTATAAGCAGTCCGCATCTCATCCGAGATATTGCCCTGCTTGAAATGCTTCAAGGCTGCCAGTTGAATGGCGCGATCCATAACTGGAAGGCCGAGAGCTGCCTGACCTAGCTTGACAGTGTCGGCAAAATCCTCGCTAAGAACGTCTGACTCTGCCTTGTCCTTCTCCTCTGCCCGAGCCATCTTAACCCGAAGGTCGTGGAGTTCCTTATCCCGGGCCGCATTCTCCTCCTGCAATGAGAGAGACTTGGCTGCTCGCTGATCCTGACGAATCTGCAAAACCTGGCCTTGGCCAGCATACTCGATTTGCAGCTTCTCTCGGGATGCAGTCCTGGCGTCCTCAATAGCCTGAGCATTGTATCCCAGGCCCTTCAGGACTGCATCTTCCACTTTCAGGCGAGCCTCTGCTGAGGCCAGACGGGCTTTAGCTGCAATCTCTTGAGCCGTGTTAGCAATAGCCCTTCCCCCATCTCCATCCAGGATAGCCTTGAGATCGCTGTTGGTCTGCTGAATAGCAGTACTCATCAGAGTGGATTGCTGCGTAAGAGCCTTTAAGCGTTCCTGGCTCTCTTCCGTTGTGATGACGTTAGCTAGCCAGCCGAGGGGCCCATCCGCGGAAATGGTAGATCTCGTCTTCCTGGTAACTTCCTCGGCAGCCTCGAATACCATGTCATTCAACTGCTTTCGCCTGGCCAGCATATCCAGCATAGAGTTGGAATACTCATCAATGCCAACGGCCAGTTGAGCCTGCTGAGTGCGTTTAGAAGTCTCGAGTGACAGGAGTTCTGCGTCAAGCCCGATCTGTTTCAGGATGGCCTGCTGATTATCTACAGCAGCCACCTGCTTCTCCATCACGGCGGCTTTCTCTTTCAGGGCCGCATCCACCTCAAGTTTCTGGGTGGCTACGCCCTTCATAATCTCATCAATTGAGAGCAGCTTGGTGGCCATACTCTTCCCCCTCAGGAACAAAGAAGCCGATCAGATAGCAGATGGGCTGGCAGACATGAACAGTGATCCAGCCCACCAGATTCTTGCGACGGCCAGTAACATGCTCGTAGCGGGAATTGGCAACAGGGGCTAGGATGCTAGAAAGGCCAGGGGACCTCTGCATCAGGGGAACTACCTTGTTTGCCCAGACCCGATAGCCTCGCACAGTTTGTGGCGAGAGGGAGAGGAAGTGAGAATGACCTGCCTGGTAGAGCTCAGTGTTCAAGAGACCCTGCCGCTCCAACTCAGTGCAGATAACAGTCTTGGCACCGATACTCTTGCTCTTGGTTTTAGACTGCGCTTCGTTAGTTTGCACAGTCTCAGCAGTCAGCTTGGCCAGCTCACCTGCGATATCCGTGACAAATTGCTGCGCCATCAAAGTGTTAGTGGATGATCCATAAAGACCTGCAGTATTCTGTCCCTGCACAAGCTGAGCCAGACCCTGTTCCGATCCTAGGATATCCTGAACAATCTTATCCAGGCCTGCCTGGTCAATGTTCAGCTTGCTCTTGGTAGTGCCCGAGCTGTTAGTAGACTGGCTACCAACCTGGCCCCCGACACTAAGCTTGCTACCCATACCTTTCAGTAGAGCCTCTATCATGATTCTCTCTCCTTACTTCGCGAGGAAGTGTAAAACTTCTTTAGCATGACTGATGCCTGCACCAATCACACCGCCTAGGGCAATCAGAGTCCACACTCCGCCCTTACCTTGGTCTGCCATTGAGACCAGCTTAGCAAGTTCCCTACCCTGTTTTTCCAGGATGGCATCTTGCTCCTCATGCCTGTGAGCCATTGCATCGAGCCTTTCCAGAACTCGGGCTAGCGTAACTTTCAATTCCACAACGTCAGCATCCATAAGTGCTCCAGGGCAGTTTAGGGGATTATGCAGGTTAGGAGAATCTGATGGAGAGGGGATTCGCTTCAGACACCTACGGCAAACCAATAACATTTGACTGCCGCTCCTGCCACAATGAGCCCAAGAGTTGCAAGATCCGTGGTGCCTGAATCCACTCGGATGGTCCCAGCACCGTCAATCTCAGTGAGTTGGATGGTGAGGATCTGTTGCTGGAAAGGGGCAGGGAAGGAGGTAGTGTGTGCCCCTGCTGCCAAGGAATCCAGAACTCCCCCCTGCAGGATCAGTCCATTCTGCACCAGATAGAAAGAATCGGCATCCTGGAACTGCGGAACTCCCTGGCTCTCTGCGAGTTGCTTGGGGGTTGCGCCCAGATAGGGAAGTGCGCTGCCCCAGCTCATGAATGGCCCCCAAGATGAAAGTTCATCTGCACCGTGGAAAGATCGAAACCTCCCTTGATAAGGAGGCAGATATTCTTCCCCTCTGTATGGGTGAAGTATTGCTTCACTTCCTTGGAAGACATTGCCTTCTCATAGGGGGTGACAGCCGGGGAGAAATTCTTTCCATCTTCCGAAGGTAGAACATGGAGAGAACAGGCTTCCTTGGTACCGACAGCAGATTCCAGCTCTACTTCTTCTAAGATGATGCGACGGTTGCGAACACCCTGGAACCTCCCGAGGAGGAGGACCCCTGAATGTGCGGTAGCCCCGGCCTGCGCAGCATCAAACTCCATGGAATGCGTAGTGCCGGCCAGCGTATTAACAAAGAATATCCTGCCCACATACTGCTGGGTGGTTCCTACCGTGACGCTACGAAGATTCTTTACAACATCCGTGTGGGGCAGCACGATCCGCCCATAGCGATTCAAGAGCCTGTCAAAGACATAGCAATCATCGTACAGGATCAGATCATCTGACAAGGACACAACATCACTGGCGGTGGAGATGAAAATGTACCTATTCCCCAACATCTGGAATTGCACATAATGATTCTTTGTCAGACTTGCTACTGACTCGGAAAACGTGTTAGTGCTGGAGGTAAAGATATCCTTAACAGAGGTGTGCCGTTCCAGATATTCCGTCAATTCCGGGGCCAGGACAGAAGAGCCTTCCCGAGAAATAAGGTTGATATTTCTGTGTTGAGAGAAGTATACCTGCGTTTCTTCGTCTGCCTGCCCTACGATCTGCTGGTATCTGGTGGGCGGCCCGTCCACATTAACTCCCACGAACCTGAATGGATATCGAGGATTCCCTGTGTAGAGGGCCTGCACCACGTTATTGCAGTAGATCAGGAAGCCGTAAGAAGTCGCTTTGATATGCTGCGGATAGCCTTCTGCCGCTGCAACTGCGCCGCCTCCGGATCCGGTTACAAGAGAGGGAGTAAAATCCTTTGGATCCAGCAAGGAACTCCAGAGGATGTTAGTTTCGTTAGGAGTAAAGGAGGCAGTCTCCGGCTTTAGCAGAAGTAGGTAGCCATAAGACCCTGTGATACTAACTACGTCTGCCAGAACCCCCACAGGCTGAAATTGCGCACCCGTGCCTGCGCTATCATCGGTCCAAGATAGATAGAAAGCAGGGGTCTGAAACTCCAGATAGTAGATGTGCGACAGCAGTTGGGTAGACTGCATGATAAAGACTGCCCCACGCACAACTGCAAAGGAGTAGGTAGCGGCAGCATCGAAGGTATGTCCCGGCGGATTAGTGGGCATAATCACGCTGTACCAGGTGCCCCTATAGAACACCTTGGCCGTACCCGTATCACAGCCAAAGAAGATGCTGATATCGTCATAGGCTACGGTTTGTATATCAAGCCTGACGCAAGTTTCTGTTGGTGTGCCAGCAGCCTGGTTAAGCTGGAAGCCCACACTCTGATATCCTTCCACAGTGGGAAGGACATTCTCAAGGTAAAGCGCTTGCGGAATCCCAGGAGTCTTCTGCTCCCCGGTAGGATCTACCCTACGATCATAGTTCTGGTCAATCTGCGGGACGATGACAGACCGACCGGCCCTCGAAAGAGCCATCGGATAGATAGAGGCGGAGAGGTTAGCTCGATATGATTGCTGCGCCATTATGCAAAGGTCCGATAAGTGTACTGGAAGCGGCAGCCCTTACTGGCAGCAATGACCGCCGCCGTTGTGGTGCACACAAAGATCATCTTGTTAGCCACGCCTGCCTGCTTTATAATATGCCCACTCACAGACCCATCCTGGGCAGACCAAAGCCCCACGCAAACATCCGACCAGGCGGCATCCCAGCCCGCCGCGATAGGAATCTGCACAGACCAGATTGCATCAGCGCCAGCAGCACCAGCTGCCCGGAAATCAAAGTAACCAAAACCATGCACCAGGCCGCCTACACGCTGTGCATAGTGCGAACCAAGCGCAAAAGACACAGATACGATGGTCAGCGGAGTCTCAGCAACATAGAACCCAAGATCAGCGTTAGTGATGCTGTTAACTAGCGCACTGCTGCCAGATTCTACCCAGGCGGTATCCGACTCGCGCCACATGAAGCGCACGATCTCCCCTGCGGTCAGAAGCCTGCTAGCTGTTCCAGCCAAGACCAACTTACCTACTCCCGCAATCCCGTGATTGAGCGTAACGTTGGCAGTAGTGGCTTCCAGCACTAGCTCTCCGTTGCGAAGATAATCCTCCGCAAAGACTCCCGGGGTGCGCAGGACTGAGAGGCGGGAAACAGATGTTGCCCCGGCAGCAGTCAGCTTAACTCGCGCATAACCAGTAACATCCACTACAAGGGCAGCCCCGGTAGTAGCATCAGTCTTCTCCTTGAGATACTCTGCTGCTACCGTGAGGTGCCGGGTGTCCAAGCTACTGGTATACAGGCTGAAATTATTGTACCTGTCATTGGTAGTTCTCTGGTGCGGCAGCGGATAGGTCAGCGCAGCATTCTTGAACGTAGTAATACCAGACGCAGTGAAGGCTCCCACCGGGTCTGCGAAAGTAGCTCCCGTATCTGCCACCAAAGCAGCAACGGTGAAAGTCGTAGCGCCCAGATAGATTGCCCCCGGACACGGAGCAATAGGATTGCCAGGATTATTCGGACCGAACCTAGCACGAATGATAGAGTGGCACGACGGGATAACGGCTGTCAGGCCTGCCCGGGAGCGATCAAACTTGCCCCCATGCATCTGGAAGTTACGGATGCCGTTATGGAAGACAATGCCACTACCCGCACTGGTAAGGCTAGCCCATTCCTCCACATTGCAGGAGGTCATCACCAGGTCGATCCGGTCTACGGCAGCAAAATCATCTCCGAAGCCAGGAGAGTCTGCCGTATCGTTGCCAAACACACCCCAGTAATCACCTTCATTCAATCCATTGCAGCCATCCAGATGAACCAAGCCAGCCATGCGATAACCCGCCTTACCGGGCCCGCACTTCAATGCATACAACTTCTTGTAGGTGTTGCCTGGGCCCGAGTAGATATGGAAAGAGTGACCAGTATAGCTATAAGCAGCGATATCTTCCAGTGCCATGCTAAAGAAATTGCTGCTGCCCCCTGCGCCCGGGGCTCGCACACAGGTATTCCCCGTGTAAATCTTCATCCCAGAAATCTTCCCGAGATAAACTTCCAGGGACACGTTGGTAAAATCCAGCCCATAGCCCGAGGTTGGGCCACCGGTGATGGAGAAATCCCGCAGGTAAGGGCGCAGGTAGTTCATAACTACCGTGGTGAAAGCCCCATGCGCTCCGTTCAGATAGATATCTGTGGCATACATTCCGGCGCCCCGGATATCCACAAACTCTTCTGGAAGGATCAGGGCGCTGGTAATCTTGTAGCGCCCCGGCGGCAGATACAGAGTCTTAACTCCCGTCTGACTAGAACTAGCGCAGGCGTCAATGGCTGCCTGCAAGGGCACAGTCACATCCTCTACTAGGTCCCCTGTAACCACAGAAAGACTCTGCACTTCAGTGAAGTAATCAAAGACAGAAATGCCACCGCTACTGGGAACACTCCAGTAGTAACCGCCTGCCCCGTCCGTAGCTAGAAACTGTCCGGCATGCCCCGCATCATTGGGAAGGGGGACCTCTAGCGTACCCAAGACGGCCTGATATAGCTCGATACGAACCAGCTCATTCAGGGCCACTCCGGCAGCGATGATTACGTTCGTACCAAGAACTGTGTAATCTGAGCGCTCAATCACTTCCCCACTAACATACACCTTGCTTTGGGCCGGCTCGATTGTAGTGTAGGGATCAATAGAGAAAGTGGTTTGTCCAGCGGTAGCCGTGTATTCATACACAAGCATGGGACGAACCTCAGGAGAGAATCCGTTAGGAGCCCAGATAGAAGCAGTCATTTAATACCCCACTTGTTGGATGTTGGAGATTAGAATTAGTTGGCGTTGTTCCGCAGCCAAGCGACGGTATTCTGCCGCCTCCTCGCTACGACCAGTGGCCCGGAAAACCTCTGAGGCAGCCTCATACACAACGGCATAGGGAAATTCCCTTGCAATCCAGGAACTGTAACCTGTCTCGGTCACGTCGGGATTGAGGTAGCAACCCAGGAGGATGTACTGCAATTCCGTGCTGCTGCGGATATTGATGACCTCCGCCCCCATGTAACAGATATCATTTCTGTTACACCCGTAATTGTCCAGCACCTGTTCCGGAGTAATGACCGTAAGAAAAGGCAGATTATCTGCCTGATCCACATCGGTCTTACGGATATATTTGAGTGCCCTCCAACGCGGAATTATCGAACGATACTCTAGCTGTTGAAGGTAGGCCGAAAGGGAAAATGTGATACCTGTTTCGAAGAGGTCCTTCGGGAAGAAGTCCATCTGGTGCAGCTTTAGGGTAGCTGAACGAACCGCCAGGAGGGTCCGAGCAGCCTGGTCAGGCCGACCAGTTAAGGTATACACCTCGCCCTGCAATTCGCTCAGCGTCATCTCTGCTCCTCAGTTACTTGGAAGTCTTGCCAGGGATCAGCTTGGCAACTTGCGCATGGAGCTGAGAAGCATCCCCGCCTGCTGCCACCGGAGCGGCATCTCGCGTAGAGGTTGCATTCAGGGGACCCTGCGTGTAAGTGCCACGATCATTCTCAGGATTAAGCTGAACTTGCATCTCTGCCAGCAGTTCCTGGCGGAGCTTAGCTTTCAGGGTGGCCATAGGATCAAGATCACCCTCATCAATCACAGCTCGACCTGCGTCGACATAGATGCCACGATTATCCTGGACCATAGAGTTGAGAAACTCAATCTCCTCTGGATGCTTGGTGTAGAAGATCCCGTTGACAAATAGGATCTTGCGTCCAGAGCCAGTTACGACTTGGATGGATTTGATGCCGGAGCGGAAAACATGGAGTTGGGTTGCGGCAGTCATGGAGGTTTGCTCCTAATAGAGGGATGGAGAAAAGCCCCCATTTCTGGGGGCCGGGGGCCAGGTTGCTTAGCCGGTGATCAACTTGATCCGATTCAGTTCTTGCGCAAGCTGGGTTGCAGCGGTGGCAGAACAGGTAACCTGACCAGTGGTTGCATTCGGTACCAGAACAGCAGGCGCTCCGGCAGTACGAATGGTGATGGAGGAGATGTAGCCTTCCGCAGTGGAGGGAAGGCCCGGTTGATTGACTTGAATAACAGCCATTTCCGAGCCTCCCTACTTAGCCTGCGGCAGCAGCCGTCAAACCCTTGATCCAGGCGTTGGCCGGAGGATTCTTGACGACGCAGGTGACTTCCGTCAGGAGCGAGCCACCGACAGCATCAATGCCATTGTCCACGGCCTGACCTTGCTGGTTGAACTCTTCCCGTTTGGTCTTGCGACCCCCCAGGTAAGCCAGTTTGAAGGTGGAAAGATCCACCGCCACTGCCATCTTACTCCAGTCCGAATTGCTGTTAAACAGCGGATGCTCCACCATGTTGAAGCCGCCACGAGCAATCTTGAACCGAGCGAATTGCAGACCATAGCTGGTAGCGCCGTCGCTCAGATTGTAGGTGGCATTCACTCGACCAATGTTGTTCAGGACTTTCCGGGCCTCGGAACCCACGAACAGCACTCGCTCATTGCCGGCCTTGGGATCAGTGACCTGATTGAACACCGGATCCAGCATGGTTTCCAACTGGGTATAGTTGGTGGTAGCGGCAGCCGTGTAAACGTTCACAGCGGCATAGGTCGGCGGATAGTAGCTCAGATTACCGACGATGCTCAGCAAACCGTCCATGGTACGGAACGGCTGGCCGTTGCGAGTACCTTGCGACTTAGCCGAGAAGAACAGAGCCTTCTCGATATCAGCAGCATGGAACGCAGCGCAGTCTTGACGGTTCTCAGCTTCCAGGCTTTCCCCAGCAATCACTTGCGTGGCCTGAGCAGAGCCAGAAAGAGCCCAGGTGTTGCGGAAGATTTGCGTCAGGTTGGTGATGCGAACCGGATTATGCTGCAGAGCATTCGGACGGATCGAGCTTTCCTCGAAGGCATTGCCAACTTGGTAGAAGTTGACATTGTCTGCGATGGCAGCAGCCGTAGTGCCGATACCGCGACCAACCAGAACTTGAGTGGTGCTCAAGACTTGGTTGATGATGACGATTTCGCCAGTGCTCTCAGCGCGCATCAGCATGCCGGGAAGCAGATTGGTAGTGCTGGCCACCGTGAAAGTGGAAACAACTGCATCTGCCACAGCTGCATCCAGATTCATGTTCGGGAAGATCATGGTCTTCGTAAAGAAGCCATGCTCGACCTGAACAGCGGTCTCCGATTGCAGCATGCTGGACATGCCAAACAGGGGCGCCTGACCATTGGGCATCAGGCGGGTGATCATCCCCGCAAACGACTTTGCTACATAGTCAGTAGTAGCATTGGCGGTGCTGGTGCTAAAGATACCTTGCGACATTTCTTGTCCTTCCTATTAGAGAACGATCCAGTCGAACGTGGCAGCGCCAGTCCGAACGATAGAGACAGCACTCCAGCTAGAAGCGGGAGTAGTGGCGCGGCCTCGGAGAGTTACGCCCGCGGCGGCAGTCCAAGTACCTGCGAAGGCATCCTGGATGGATACGAACATGGTGATGGAATCGCCAATGTCCATGTCGCCAAAAGCAGTCAGCAACACGGCAGCAGTCGGAACAGTCAGGGTCCGACCAGCAGTGAAGCCAGTAAAGAACACAGCACCAGCACTGATCTGCGAGATAGTGATGGTCTGGTTGGCGTCGGCAGTAACTTCTACCGGCTGAATGTTGGAAAGCAAGCCAGCAGCAGGACCCATCTTGTTCGGGACACTGCCTCCGTCTTGCACGAGTACGCGCTTAAAACCCATGATGGGCTCCTTTCAAAGATTACGAGAGATAGTCAGACCAGTCATCATCTGCCTTCTTTGCCTTATCGGCAGTTTCTTTGGCAGGAGCGCTGGGAGCAAAAACTGAGGCGGCACCCTTCATAAGATCCTGAGCCATCTGAGCCAGCTCATCCGAAGTTGCGTTAGGATACTTGGTGGCCAACTGAGATTGAATCATGTCCACGAGGGGAGCGACGGCCGGATTGGCCAGGGCTTTGTTTTCCGTCAGGAGTTTAGCCTGAGCGGCTTTTTGATTTACAAGGCCAGGGACCTTGCCCGCAAATTTCTGTTCGGCTTGCGCGAGAGCCTGTTCAACGATCTTAGATGCCGCGACCGTAGATTGTCCGTACACTGCTTGAGCAGTTTGATTCAGGAGAGCTGCCATGGCTTGCACAGCTTCTTCCCCACCAGCCTGAACTTTTGCAAGAGCCTCTTGGCTGAGAATCTTGGTAAAGTCCACCTTACTTGCAGCTTCCATGATTTTCTTAGGATCAAGGGGAGCTGGTGCGGAGGCATCTCCTTCTTCAGTTTTGACAGGTTGCCAAAGGTCCTTATGTTGTTCGAGCGGGGATACAGGAGCAGGAGCAGCGGCAGGAGGGGCGGCAGGAACTACGCCATTGCCCGGAGTCCCAGGGTTGGTGGGAGTTCCCTGCAGATTATTGGAAACTGCCGGAGCAGCAGCGGGGGCAGGAGTGGCAGTGCGGCCAAAGAGACCAAAAACTTTTTCCATCGCGGACATGGTAGGATTCCTTTAAATGAGGGAGAGTTGTGGAAGGGCTGCTTCCGAGGTGTTGAGGAGATGCTGGAGAGCATCAATCTGGCCTTGGAGATAAGCAACTTGCTGGGTGAAACCAGCTGGCTCATCTGGATTGAAGACCAGATTAAGTTTCTGCGAGGCTAGGTTTGCAATCTGGTTCTGAATGCAGTAGCCTTGCAGGGAGGTAAGAGCGGAGCCTTGGAAGAGCTCTTGCTCAGACATCTCATAGCGGCAAAACTGAGAGGGTTGGAGAGTTGCCATTATTGAGTTCCTGGTTGACGGGCAGCAGGATCCTGAGTTGCCGGATCGTAGCCAAACTGTTCTGGGAGAGGTGCAGGAGTCTGGAAGGGAGTTCCTTTCTGGAGAGCCATCTGGGCCAGCATAACCCAGTTGTTGTAGGCCTGTTCATAAGTAAGCTGCTGAGGAGACTTTTCGAAAGGTGCGAGATCCACATTCTCTGTCTTCATGATGTAGGAGAACATGGGGCCGATGTTGTAGGCATTCGAGAGAGACTGAGAGGATGCGATAGCTTGCATGGCAACCTTCAGAGTATCTGTGCTCATCACTTTCTCATCGGGCAACAGGCCATCAGTCACCTTGAAGTTCATGACAGCCTGCCGCAGGGCCAGAGGATCCACATCTACCTGAGTTTGCTGGGAAGCAGAATAGTAGGTGCCAGCCTGCTGGAACTGCAGAACGTTGAGCTTCAGGATCTCCTTCAAGGGAGTAAAGACTTGAGCTTCCAGGAGCAGAGCAGTTGCCTGATCATTGGAAGTTGCATTGGACATGACAGTATCCCACTGTCCATCAGTCTTATTGCCCTTGACAAACTGGCCTTGGCGTGCCTGATTCTGGCCTAGAAGAATGTTCCCAAACTGAACAACTGCCTGAATCTCTTGCATTGCGAGACCGGCTTGATCATCTCGGAAGGGGAAAGGAAACACCGCCTCTCCCACAGGCTTACCGTATGCAGAGGGCCGCACAGGAATCTTAGCCGCAGGATTAGAAGAATTGATATGAGCTTCCGAGATGCGAGAAGGATCATAGAGGACTCGGTCAGTTGCGGCTCTGCGGCGAGATGCCATCACAGAATTCATGAGGCCCGAAGCAACATCCTGGAAAGGCTGTGCATCTTTGGCCAGAGACTTAGTCTGATAGCCTAGGCCATCTTCGTAAGGCTGGGCGAAAAGGACAGGGAGTTTCTCGTGGGCATTGGTTTGCCGCTCGATGTAGATAGGGATGGAGTGATTGACCCAAATGATTTTCCAGACCTGCGGGGTCTTGGGAGAAGGGGCCTTGATGTCAAAGTCCACAGGCATGATACGAACATACTCCGTGGATACCTCGTAGACATTTTTGTAGTTAACTTCCACTCCGCCCATGCTACGAGATTTGAGGCCAGCCCAGCCATCCCAATCATCCCCCACCCGATCCTGGATAATAAAGCCAGAATCTGGGTTGAGATGAGGCATGAAATAAGTGTAGTTCGGTGAGCCCTCACTGGCAGAGTTGAAGGCAGCCGGAATGTTCTCGATGAGTTTCCCGAAAATATCCAGCTTGCCGATGAAAGCTGTGAGTGCCGTACGACTCATGAGCTGGGTGTGGCCAGCGAACTCTCCTGCCGAGGGGATGTCAAAGGGCAGACAGCGAGAATCGAAGTAGGTGTTATAGAGGTCCCAGGACTTCAGGACATTGCCCTGCCAGATGATCTGCTTGGGGCGGCCTTGCCCGGTAGATGCGTCAGCGATGTTAGTTTCGATGGCGGCTGTAGCGATCTTGTCCCAGGAGACTTCCAGAGGGGCCAGATTGTAGCGGAAGGCACGGCGCAGAAAGAGCAGGAGTTCCCGGCTCCAGCCGGCACGAATAGAGTTTTCCTCGATGACAGCCTGAAACTGCTTGGCTTCATTGATGTACTGCGGAGAGGAAATGACTCCAAAGAGAGGATAGTCCTGGAGAAAGACTGCGGCCTGGTAATTTACTGCTGCATCAATCTGCGGACGAATGACGGGAACAGTGATGTTCTGGAGCTTATCCTTGTCCCCGTAGGAGTTAGCCTGCCTGGCGCGCTGATGCTCGGAACTCCTGTCGTCCTCCCGGAGATAGGCTTTATCAATAGCCTCTAGATAGCTGCGCAGGGTGGAGGCCTTATCCAGAGCACGGAGAGCGTACTTATGGAACTCCTTCAAGCCTTCCTGAGACTTCTTGGAGACGGGAAACGGTTGTGTAATAGCCATTGGGTTTCCTTAGAAAGGAGAGTTTTCGAGGGCTTCTCGGACTGGAAGAGCGGAGAATTCCTGCTGCTCCAGCGTTAGGGAGGACAGGATGTACTCTCCGTAGAGCTCTAGAACTCTGGGAGCATAGCAGAGCAAGTCCAAGATACCATCTACGTTGTTAGTTTTGAGCGCATTGAACGGTACGATCTGGGCGCAAACCTGGGAACGAGCTTCTGCATGGAGGATGATCTCTCCTGCCAGTAGTTGCTTGAACATGGTAAGGATGCGGGAGTTCTTGGATTGGGAGCCGGAGTAGATATCCACTACTTGGATACCTACAATGCCCCACTGAGTTAGATATTGCTGAATGATCCAGCCCAGAACATACTGGTAGGCATTGGATTCCACCACAATGAGACGGCAGTTATTCTTGAGTGCCATCTTAATAGCAGTCTCTGCTGTGGCACCAGGGGATAGACGGCCTTCTACAATATGGCGCGCCAGGGGCTTGGCATCATACACCTCGAAATATCCCACCGAGACAGCATCTGCGTTGGCCTTGTCAGTAGCAGGATCAATGATGATGAAGTTGCCTTGGTGCAGATCCTCAGGAGTTATCTCGCACTGAGGAATCTTATTGATGTCAATGAAGCTGTTGACTGAGGCATTCTCATCATTGAGGACCTCGGCGTGGAAAATCTCTCCTCGCCCCATGGCCATATCATTCTCATACTCTGTGAGGAGCTGAGAGATAGGCTGAAGGTCCTCCCAGAGAGAAGTCCCATCTGCCAGGATGCCCCCAGCAATGAATTTGTACCAGGTGGGATTGCGTTTGAGCTTACGGAGGATGGAGTGCGGAGTGGGGTACATGTTTGCAATGAAGATAAAGAGACAACCCTCTGGGCTCTTTGCCTTCATCGCAGTACCGATCATCCAGGTCTCCAGTTTTGTGGAAACTTCCTGGGAATCTGCATCTTCTCGGGTTTGGATGTCATCAAAGATCATGACATCTGGACGGATGTTGTTTCTTGTGATGCCTCGAATGTCAGACTGAGCGCCCGCCCCCAGGAGGAGGATCTTCCTGCCCCGGAAACCGAATTCTTTGACGTCCTGCCGATCTACTGTGAGCCCGAGGCGCCAATCTCCGAAGACTTTCTTGATGTTCGGTTCATCTAGCATGGACTGAATGTCGGCCAGGATGTTATTGGCCTTGGTCTGCGTCCCGCAAATGATCTGGATGAAGGATTTCTTGGTGAAAAGGACACAGTAGAGGACGAAAATCTTGATCAGCATAGTCTTGCCAAAGCCGCGAGGCAGGCCAATGGCAAGCTGAGAGAAATCTCTGGCCCTGTGTACGTAGGAAAGCAGCCAATCCCAGATAGCCTTGAAGACTGGAGGGAAGAGGTACTTAAAAACGACAGGCATAGCAAGAGCAGCCAAGAAATCCAGGCTGTTTTTCGACAGGTCCTGAACTTCTTGGCTGTTAAAGGAGGTCTCTTGCAGAGATTCTGGCTCCTGCTCCTGCGGAGGGGAGTCGTCTAGCTCTAATTTCTGGAGGAGAGTCTGCTTCATCGGGAGGAGGAAGAAACTACCTTCCGTGCCAGATAGAGTTGGATGGCCAAGAGCTGGTCTTTAGCACGATCCTTGTGGGTTTGCGTGCTTTTGTTGGCCGGAGGGAAGATGTTAGCCGGCAAGGGCGGCAGTTGCAGCGGGGGACGGGAGCACATTCTGATTCTCCTTTCGTTTCTTGAGCATGTCTTGCAGATGGGATGATTGTGCAGTAATGAGTGTTTGCTGTCCAGCCTCAAGAACCTGGCGATTCCCATCCAGTTTGAACTGATTAACTACTGTGACTGGCATGGTGAGAGAGACTACGGTCTGTTGCTGAGTGATCTGATCTGGTGCGGAGGCGCCTCGACGCTTCGCTGCATTGATAACTTGGATGGCCCGCAGGATTTCCATGGGCTTATGCATGAATCCCAGGCAGTTTTCCAGCTTTTTAAGCAGCTTATCTTCCATCGTATCATAGGCATCATCTCGCTGATTGTGCTTCTGAAGATTGTGGAAGCGCTTCTCTGCCACCTGAGCAGAGAATTCTGGGTCAGAGAGGAGCTGGGAGATGCGGGAGACGGAGAGCCCCACTGCTGAGGCAGTCTGCTCCGGACCAATGCCTTGCCCTAGGAGTTCCAGGGCCCGGGATTCCTGAGAGGTGATGGCTTGGGTCAT